CCGCCGTGTTCGGTGACACCATCAAGCGGGTCCGCATGACCATTGACCAACCCCGGCTGGACAGCTACACCACGGATGAAATCACCGTGGAGGAGCTGAGGGCCTGGGGCGAGAGTATCAAGCCCATTGCCCAGCGGGCCTTTTCTGGTCTGGGTGAGTTTGTTCCCGGTGACCATTGCCGCTTTTGCCGTGGCAAGGCCCAGTGCCGGGCCCGTGCCAATGTCAACACCGCCCTGGAGGACTTCAAAGGCTGTGTGCCTGCCGGGAGCATCCCGGCGGATGCCATGGTCCCCCAGGAGCACTCCCACACCGGAGCCATCACAGGTGAGGAGGTCCACCCGTTGCTCTCTGATGAGGAGATTGGCGATCTGCTGGAGCGTGGGGCCCAACTGGTCCAATGGTACAAAGACCTGGAGGCCTACGCCACGGAGGCCCTGCTGGCGGGCAAAGAAATCCTCGGCTGGAAACTGGTGGCGGGCCGGAGCAATCGGACCTTTACCGACCAGGACGCCGCCATCCAAGCCGTCATTGCCGCTGGGTATGATGAGGCCCTGGTCTATGACCGCAAGCCCAAGACGCTCTCTGAGCTGGAGAAACTCATGGGGAAGGCTGAATTTGCGGAGAAGATTGGCGGCTTTGTGACAAAGCCTCTGGGCAAGCCCACCCTTGCCCCGGCCTCTGACAAGCGGGAGGCCTACGCCCCCGCCGCTGCTGAATTTGCCGGGGTGGTTGACGGATGAACGGCAGCGACTTTTTCATCATCCAGCACGGCTCTTTCCATGCGGCTGTCCTGTACTCCGCACTGGAACACCTACCCATCCACAACCTCAAAAAGCTCTTTCGGCTGGCCAAAAAGGCCCAGTTTGAAAATGAGGCCGCCATCCAGGGCATCCGGTCCTACTTTGACGCCACCATACCGGAGGCCCAGGAAACCATGAGAGCTGCCGCAAGAGCCTATGAGGATGGCTGGAAAAAGGTGGACAAGCCAAGGAGCCGAAACCCAAAAACAGTTGAGCAGCTCCGCCTCAACAAAGAGCTCACCGTCCGTTTCAAGCAAGCCCACGCACGCTATGAGCGGCTGGTGGCATCCCGCAAGGTATTTGAGGAAACCCTCTTTCCCGATACGAAACACCCAATGAATTAAGAAAAGGAGATCAAGGATTATGTATCAGAATGACCCCATGAAAGTGCTGACCGGTGAGGTGCGCCTCTCCTACTGCAACCTGACCACCCCCCGGGCCTCCCAGCAGGGCGGTGAGCCCAAGTTTTCCGTCACCCTGCTCATCCCCAAGACTGACACGACCACCAAGGCGGACATTGACGCCGCCATCAACGCCGCCGCTCAGGAGGCCTTGACCAAGACCTGGAATGGGGCCCGGCCTCCGGTGCTCAAGGTGCCCATCCATGACGGTGACGGCGTGCGCCAGTCTGGTGTCCCCTTTGGCGATGAGTGCAAGGGCCACTGGGTCATCACCGCCAGCACCAAGAACAAGCCCCAGGTGGTGGGCATCGACAACATCAACTGTGAGCTGGCCCCCTCTGACATTTACAGCGGCATGTATGGCCGTGTGACCATCCGCTTTTTCGGCTACTCCAACAGCGGAAACAAGGGCATCGGCTGCGGCCTGGGCAATGTCCTCAAGACCCGTGACGGGGAGCCTCTGAGCGGCCAGGCCTCCGCCGCCTCTGACTTTGCGGGCATCGGCAGCGCTCCTGCGGCTCCCGCCACCCCCAACTATGGTGCGGCCATGCCCGCTACCCCGGGGGCCTACGGTGCGGCCCCTGTCCTCGGCAACACCCCGCCCTGGAACGGCGGCAACGGCATCAACCCCATCACCGGACAGCCCATGTGATAACTGACAAAGGAGGAAATACCGATGAAAACCCGCTTTGATGGCAAGCTCTGGATTGGAGCTTTTGGCCTGGCCCTGGAGGTCAAGGACATGGAAACCGCCCACCCGCTCAACACGGTCAAGATGCTGGTGCAAAAGCCCGCCCGGGTCCAGGCCATGTTGGTCACCGACATTGAGGAGGCCACCTTTGAGGAGCAGGAGGCCTGGACCCCCAACGGGTCCGGGGAGGACATCCGCAAGAAGTCCCTCCACAACGCCACCAGCCTCACCTCTGAGGAGCTGGTCCAGTATGTGACCGGCACCCCGCTCTTTAAGGCCATGATGGATGAGCTGGAGGCCCGTGGCGTGAACACGGAGAACATCATGGAACTCTACACCAAGGACGCCGCTTTCAGCGCATAAGGAGGCCCACTCATGCACCATCTCAGCATTGACCTTGAAACCTATTCCAGCGTGCCCTTGCTAAAAGCTGGAGCTCAGAAGTACATACAGAGCCCGGATTTTGAAATCCTGCTCTTTGCGTACAGCGTGGATGGTGCGCCTGTTGAAATCATCGACCTGGCCCGGGGGGAGCAGCTCCCCCCGTGGCTGGTCCAGGCTATCACCAGCCCGGGATACATAAAGCACGCTTACAACGCCCCCTTTGAATGGGGCTGCCTCTCAAAGTATCTGGGCACCCTGCCCCCCAACCAATGGCGCTGCACCATGTTCCACGGCCTTTACTGCGGCTATACTGCGGGCCTGGAGGCCACCGGAAAAGCCCTGGGGCTCCCCCAAGACAAGCAAAAGCTCAACACCGGCAAGGCCCTCATCCGCTATTTCTGCATACCGTGCAAGCCCACAAAGGCCAACGGCCAGAGGACCCGCAACCTGCCCCAGCACGACCCCGCAAAATGGGAGCTTTTCAAAGAGTATTGCAAGCAGGATGTGGTCACGGAGATGGAAATTGAGCGGCGGCTCTCAGCGTTTATGCCCCCGGACTGGGTGCAGAAGCAATGGGAAACTGACCTCATCATCAATGCCCGGGGCGTGGCCGTTGACCTGGAGCTGGTCACCGGGGCCCTATATCTGAGTGATACCGTGCGCCAAAACCTCACAGCGGAGGCCGTGCGGCTCTCCGGTCTGTCTAACCCCAACAGCGTGGCCCAGCTCTCCGCATGGCTCCAGGAGGAGATTGGTGAGGAGCTGGCCGATCTGAGAAAGGACACCGTGGCCCGCCTGCTGGGCCGTGACGATAACAGCGCCCAGGTGAGCCGCATGTTGGAAATCCGGCAAGAGCTGGGCAAGACCTCCACCAAAAAGTATGATGCCATAGAGGCCGCCGTCTGCGAGGATGGCCGGGTCCGGGGGCTGCTCCAATTCTACGGGGCCAACCGGACGGGGCGCTGGGCCGGGCGGCTGGTGCAGGTGCAAAACCTGCCCCGGACCTACACGGAGCCGCTGGACCTTGCCCGAGAACTGGTCAAGGACCGTAAGCTGGACGCCCTGCGGCTCATCTATGGCAGCGTGCCTGACACCCTCAGCCAGCTCATCCGCACGGCCTTTGTGGCCCCGGAGGGGCATGTCCTCATTGATGCTGACTTTTCGGCCATTGAGGCCCGTGTCATTTCCTGGCTGGCCGGTGAGCAATGGCGGCTGGAGGTGTTCCGAACTCACGGCAAAATCTATGAGGCATCCGCCTCTCAGATGTTCGGCGTGCCCCTGGAGCTCATCAAAAAGGGCAACCCAGAGTATGCACTCCGGCAAAAGGGAAAGGTGGCTGAGCTGGCCCTGGGCTACCAGGGCAGCACCGGTGCCCTCATCACCATGGGAGCTCTGGACATGGGGCTCACTGAGGAGGAGCTGCCGGACATCGTGAGCCGCTGGAGAGAGGCCAACAAGCGCATCCGCGACCTCTGGTATTCCATGGACAGCGCCGCCGTCCAGGTCATCACGGAGGGCGGCAGCGTGGGCGTCAACGGCCTGCTGCTGGCCCGTGAGTATGACTATGACAACGGCACTGACTGCCTCACCATCCTGCTCCCATCCGGGCGCAAGCTCTACTACATCAACCCAAGCATTGGCCAGAACGAATGGGGGCGGCCCTCCATCTCCTACATGGGTATGGACCAGAAAACCAAGAGGTGGAAACGCATTGAAACATACGGCGGCAAGCTGGTGGAGAACTGTGTGCAGGCCATCGCCCGGGACTGTCTGGCCGCATCCATTGACAGGCTGGAGGCCGCCAAGCTCCCCGTGGTGTTCCATGTGCATGATGAGGTGGTCATTGATGTGGCCCCCTTTGCCGATGAGGACACCATGCTCTCCACCGTCTGCTCCATCATGGGGGAGCCGGTGCCCTGGGCACCTGATCTGCCCCTCAAAGCCGCTGGCTGGGTGGGCTACTACTTCACCAAAGACTGATAAAGGAGGCCAAGACCATGCACATGGTAAATGACAAAGGCGAGGCCGTCTATTATAACCCCGTTCGCAAGCACAACAAAGACTACTGGGTGGTCAAAGGCATTGGCTCCACCGTTGTCTATGGGCGGGACCGTGAGCGCCGCAAAAGCCGCTCTTTTACCCAAGAACGGCAGGCGGAGCGCTACCTTGCCCGGCATGGTTTCCAGCCTGACTGACCGCTATTTTTCCAGTGGAAAAAACAACAAAGGAGAACACCAGCATGAGCGGATTACTCATTGACTGCTTTGCCGGTGGCGGTGGGGCCAGCAAAGGCATTGAGCTGGCCCTAAACCGTCCCATTGACATTGCTATCAACCATGACCCGGAGGCCATCCGCATCCACAAGGTCAACCATCCCAACACCCTGCACTTGACGGAGGACATTTTCACCGTTGACCTCCAGAAATATGTGGCTGGCAGGCCTGTTGACCTCATGTGGGCCTCACCGGACTGCACCAGCCACTCAAAGGCCAAGGGTGGCCAGCCCCGGCACCAGGGGCTCCGTATTCTCCCCTGGGCCGTCTACAAACACGCAAAGGCCATTTTGCCGGAAATTATCATCATGGAGAATGTTGAGGAAATCCAGCAATGGGGCCCTCTGGACAGCACCGGCAGACCCATCAAAGAGCGGGCCGGGGAAGATTACAACAAATTCATCAAGGCCATGTGCTCCCTGGGATATGCCTTTGACAGCCGTGAGCTTGTGGCCGCTGATTATGGAGCCCCAACCACCAGAAAACGGTGGTACGCCATCTTTAGACGGGACCAGCGCCCCATCATCTGGCCAGCGCCTACACATAGCAAAGACGGCGGAAATGGCACAGAGAAATGGCTCCCCTGCGGGGACTTCATTGACTGGTCTGACCTGGGGCGATCTATTTTCAACCGGCCCAAGCCTCTGGCGGATGCCACCATGCGCCGCATTGCGAATGGCTACCGCAAATATGTTGTGGAAAACCCCACCCCCTACATTGTGAACAACCAGGAGGCCGTTGCTTTTCTCATCCAGTACCACGGAGAAACCAAAGCGGGAGATGCCCGGGGACAGCTCTTGACGGAGCCCATCAAAACCATTGACACCAGCAACCGCTATGGCCTTGTGACGGCCTTTGTAACCAAGTTTTACAAAACCGGCATTGGCCAGAGCTGCCGGGAGCCCATCCACAACATCACGACCTCACCCGGCCACTTTGGCCTGGTGTCCGCTTTTCTCATCAAATACTACGGCACCGGCTGCGGGCAGACCCTTGAGGAGCCCCTGGCCACCATCACCACCAAAGACCGTTTTGGCCTGGTGAATGTCGTGACTGAATTGAATGGCCAGCAGTACATCCTCAAAGACATTTTTCTGCGGATGCTCAAGGCAGAGCCGGAGCTCAAGCTCATGCAAGGCTTTCCGGCGGACTATATCATCACCCATGACAGCGAGGGCAGGCCCTACCCCATCAAGGAACAGGTGGCCCGCATCGGCAACAGCGTGGTGCCGATCATGGCCAAGGCTCTGGTCCAGGCAAACTGCCCGCATCTGATAAGAAAGGAGCTGAGCGCATGAGGAAAAAGTTTACCGTGTTAGACCTCATTTTCTCTATTGGTCATAACAGTGATGACATCCCCGTCACCGTGAAAACCTCAAGGGAGGAAGTGGGGACCGCCCCCTCCCTGCGGTGGATGGAAAAC